ATAGAAGTAAATTGATTAATTTTTCGCAAAGAACTTGAAGTTATAAATTCTATAAAATCTTGAGACAGTAAATTTTTTATAGGTTTATATAAGGTTTTCATTTATTAATGAATCCAAGTAATTACAGCATGTCTATCACCTTTAGTTACAGGTAATACTGCATGAGGAAAACAAAAATTACTAGGAAAAACAATGGCACTTCCTGTTTTTTTTTCTAAAATATATTCTTTATTAAAAAAAGAAAAATTTCCTCCTTCATAGTCATCATTTAATAAAAAAGAAATACTAAGGACTCGAGGATCAAGATCAAAATGATCAGTGTGTTCTCTATACTCTCCTTTATCAGATCCCCTATACAGTAAATGTTCGTAACCTGTATCTTCGCATGATAAACCTGTATTAAAATGTGGACATTCTTCGTGATATTTTTTAAGTATTGTTCCTACAGCATTAAAAAAAACATTTTCAAATTTATTGTTAAGATGTTTTACCAAACAATTTCTGTATTTTGTTACTTTACCTCCCTCCAATGTTGCAGGAAAAAATTTTAAATCTTTTTCTTTTATTATTTCTTCACATACCTCTAGAGGAATAATATCAGGATATAATTTTATAAAATCTTTAAGTGTGTTCATTTAGATCTCAATAAAATTAGCCATAATATAACGAGGAGTTGAATTTCCTGCAAACTGCAAAGGGCTGTGATATATTTTAGCATCAAAAAAAATAACTCTATTTTCTTTAAATCCAACATGTGAGTTTAAAATTTGTTCTCCTCCTTGATCTATATAAAAACCTGTTCCATTATTTATTAAAGGATTTCCTAATAAATAAATTAAACAGTTAAAATCTGCGTGATCCTGATGAGGAATAGCAGGAGTGTTAGGAAAACTTAAAAAATAAAATGATTCCATATGTTTTATTGATGAAAAATTAAAATGTTTTTTTAATTGTCTAGTTACTTCTTGAACAGCAAGAGCGTCTTCCGTTAATTCTACATGATGATAGTTGCGGTTATAAACACTCTCTGAAGTAGAAAATCTGTATTGAAAGTCTAAAGTTAAAAGTTCCTTTTGCAAAGTTTGTATAAACTTAGAATCAAAAAAATTATCTTGAACGTAAATATTATTTTTCATTTAAAACTTTTTTTGTGCCAAAATAATTTTTTATATTTGTTAATAGCCAAGCTTGTTAAATGAAAAATAGTCTTGGAATGTTTTTCTTCTTTATAATAACCTGACCATTTTTTCCAACTTTCTCTTTTAAAAGGAATAACCTGAACCATAGGATCTCCTTTTTTTATTAAAAATTGTTTGTCTCTTTTTAATAAAATAAAAGGAAAATTAATTGTATTAATATATACATCAGTATCCACTACTCCTTCAATTATTTTAAATCTATCCTCGTCATATCTGTTCATAGGATGAACAAATAAACAACTATATCCAGGAGGAGTTTTTATTAACCATTTATTAATAAATTTTCCTGCGTGCTCCCCTGTCTTACTATGCCACTCTATTGGAAGTTGCACTTTATTATGATAATCAAACTCATTATGCTCCTGATTAGCAGGAGACATAGTAAAATCTTTTTCTACAGGATTTATAATATAATCTTGATCAAAACGAATAATGTAACCCGCTGTAAGAGAATCTAAAAAAGGCACACAAGCTTTAACAGTAGCTCTATGAAGATCATTTTTAGTAAAGCGTTCTAATTTTCTATAGGCATTTGGAATTATTCGTGAAGCAGGCTCAGGATGTGGCCATACATCTACCATCTCTTTATTTGTAGCACAAAAAATTATTTTTTTATCAATCATTTTTTTCCTCCATTGTAAATAAGTAATCAATTTTTGAATTATTAATTGTAAATTGTGCTAATTCTTTGGTGGCTGCTAAAGGCATTCCAGCTAAATTAAAAGATGTATTTAGTAACATAGGTACCCCAGTTTTTTCATAGAATATTTCTAATATATTATACATTATTTTGTTTTGTTTTGCAGTTATTGTTTGTATTCTACAAGTATTATCAATGTGTAAAACTGCTGGTATTTGATTTATTTTTTCTTTTTTGCAAGGTACGGCTACAGTCATAAAAGGAAGTTCTTTTATGTGTAACATTTCAAACCAATCGTGTGCATGTTCTAACATAACCGTAGCCCCAAAAGGCCTAAAAAATTCTCTTTTTTTTACAGTGTTAACAATATCTTTTCCATTTTTATTTCTTGGATCAAATAATATAGACCGATTACATAATGCTCTCGGACCTGCTTCACACCTACCTTGAAATAAAGCTACAATTTTTTGCTTTAATATTTTTTCTACAATTTCTTTATTAACAGTCATGTCCTAAATATAAAGATGTTAATGGTCTTATTGTTTTATCATTAGTTAATTTATGCCAATAATATTTAGCAGCGCCTAGTGAAGTACCTCCGTCATTTGCTAAAGGGTCAAAATAAAAATTAATATTTGGAAAAGCTTTTATGTATTCAAAATTATTAACACAATTTAAAGCGTATCCTCCTGTCATAACAAAATTTTTAATTTTACTTTTTTTAATTATGTCGTTAATTCTATCTAAAGAACGTTCTTTACTTTGTTTTTGAACTTTATAAGCAAGATCAGCTTTGTATTGAAAAGACTCAAGGTCTTTTTTAATTTTTTTTAAATCAAGACCTGTTTTAACTTTATAATTAATTTCTAACCAAATTTTATAATAGTATTCAGTTGCAAACCACTTGTTATTTTTTTTATAAAAAAAATCATTGATGTTGTTATTATTATTTCCATATGCAGATAAACCCATTACTTTCCCTGAATCATACCATTCAAAACCTAGCATATCACAAACCATGTGAAAAGCGAATCCCATGGAATAAATTGGATTATTATTATCCCATTTTTTCCAACCAGTTATAGACATTTTTTCCAATAGATTAAATTCACAAGGATAACTTGCAGTAAAAACAGATTCAAATTCTTGACTTTCCCAATCTCCTTTAATACATCCTCCGCCGTCTGATACAAAAACAAGAGCTTCTGTAAACCCTGAACTGTAAAAAGCACATGAAGCATGCATTAAATGATGATCTATTTCTATTATTATTCTTTTAGGTTTAATATTATTTTTTTCTAAAAAATATTCTTTAAAAACATCTGGAATTGCTATACCTGGAAAATTAATATAAGTTAAAACAAAAACATCAACTTCATCATCAACATACTTTTTTACTTCTTGCATTAAATTTATTGGAAGATCATCTTTTTTTAAATATGTTAATTTTTCTTCTTCCATGAAAAATAAAATATTTCCATCTTTTATAACGCAAGCACTAGAATCATGACCAATAATCAAAGATAATATTTTCATTCATCTCCATCTTTTTCAACTGGATTTAGAATATGAAAATTAAAAGACAAAGATCTTCTAGTCTCCCCTTTCTTTTTAGGTTTAAAAGGCATAACTTGATGTTGTTGTTGAGCTTCAAAAATAAAAAAATGACCTACCTCAGGATTAATCCATTGACATCCGTCCCCCCTCACACAATTAAAAGCTAACTTACCATCTTTAAATTTATGAGGATGAAGAGTATCATTAATAAGTTCAGGAATTTTTAAAAATAAAACTGTAGAATATCCCGTTCCATCATGATGAATATGAGGAGGATTATATTCCCCCTCTTTCATATCATTTATCCAACAACTGGTAATTTCTAATTTATAATCATGTTTTTTAAGAAGACGAAAGTATGCTAAACTATTTATATAATCATTCATACACTCTACAATACTTTTATATATTTTAGTTTTTTGAAAAGTTTGTGTAAAATCTAATTCAGAACTTAACCGACCAGCTAGACGGTGGCCAAAAGTGTCTAATTTTTTTTTCTCTTCTTCATAGGTCAAATTTAATTGGTCTATTTCTTCACGAGGAAGATCATAGGCTTTAACTATTCTTCCATCAACCGAAGTATAATTGTTAAATTTTAATAAGCTCATCTACTATTTTCTTTGGTTCAATTTCTACACAATTAGGATATTCTGATTGCATGTTAATATTTTCTTTATACCCAAATCTTTCAGGCTGAGTTCTTCCCCATAATACAATACCTTTGGAATTATTAAAAGAACGATTTGAGCATATATGTTGAAGAGCACTATCTATAGATATAAAATATTTACAATATTTAGCTAAAATCATAAAATGTTCTCTAGTCTTAAATAAAGGAGCTCCTCCTTTATCATTAAAACAAGTCTCTCCCACATATTCTGGTTTTTCATTATCGTGTCCAAAAACAATAAAGAAGAAAGAGGGAAAAGCCTCTTGTAAAAGACTAATAAGTTCTTGACCATATTTATAATTTCTTCCCATATTATCAAAATCATAAGCACCAATTTGTGCTCCTTGTCCCCCAGTAAATTGAAGTAAAATAAAATTATTTAATTTAGAAATATTAGGTAATAAAGTTTTTTCTACCATAGGATTAATAGTATAATCAGGACGAAAATCCTCTACTGTTACTTCAAATAAATTAGCCCATTCTTCTACAATATGAGAACTTTCTTTTAAAAAATTACTTTCATAAGGATCATAAAAAAAAAGATTATCATATTTATTAAAATAATTTCCTCCATTAAATACTTCCACAAATGAATATTGAGAATCAGCTACTTCAGGACATGATTTAAATATCTCAGGGTAAGCAGAATTAATAAGTAATTTTTGTTGGTGTTTTTCAAATAAAGGTTTTAATAAAGGAGTAAATTGTAAATGTTTTCCAACCCCTCCCTTAATACAATATAAATTAGGTTTTTTCATTTAATAACCTCCTCTTCTGTTTTGTTTATATACCAAGTAGTATTAGTGTATCTCGTTCCAGATGTAATTGGTAAAACTTTATGTTTTTGTTGTGCGCCCTTAAATAAAACTATTTTACCCTTTTTTGGTTTAATAATCTTACCCTCTATAACAGTCTCACCGCCTTCGTAATTATCATTTAAATTTAAAACTGATGAAAGAAATTTATCTTGAAAATCTAAATGTTCATCCTGCCATTCTCCTTCAGGCCATTTTACTATTTGTGAATAATCTACAAAAGTGTTTTTTAAAATTTTATCTGCAAAAAAAGTTAGTCTATTTAATAAAAGCTTAAAAGCAGGATTTCCTTCTGCAGCTTTTTCGTCACAGTTAATAGTAAAAATATATCCAGTTTCTGAGTTTCTGTGTTTAGCATCATATGGATGGGTATTATGATACTTTACAAAAAAATCGCATAATTCATTACTTATAAAATTTTCTTTTTCAATTATCATTCTTAACCAAATTTCCCAGTAAATGTTTGATCTAAAACATCTAGAGGTTTTCCTTTATAAGACATATTTTTATGAATTTCCTTAGTAGTATATCGAGGCTCTAAATTTAAAGCTAAAGATATACGCAAGTCATCAGAAGTATTAGGAGTAACCGAGTGCATAACATCTCCGTTAAAAACAACTACTGATCCTTCTTTAGCATTAATTTGCACATCATTTTGTTCCCAGTTTCCTTTTATTTTAATTTTACTTGCATAACGATCATGAAGAAATAAATTACCTGTGTTATCAGGAACTTTTACAAAATACACGCAAGAAAAAATAGTTCCATGAACATGAGGAATAGCATAAGTATCTTTTTCATAAATATTTAACCATGAATGACATACAAATAATTCATCAGGCATGTCCCAATTTTCTGATTTTATAACAGCTGGAAGCATATCATCTCTAATAATTTTAGCTACTTCTCCAATAGCTGGATAAATATGATGTGATCTCCAATCTGTTCTTTTTGCTTTTACATTACAAGCAGATGTACGTTGGTTAGAAAAGTTATGTTTATCTGTATTTAATTCTACAAGAGCAATGTCTTCTAATTTTTTTTTCCATTGTTTATGATTAGGCATATCAAATTGCCATATAGATTGGGTAAAAATATCTGTTTTAGTTATATTATAATGATTACTAGGTTTCATAATTTATCCAACTTTTTTCTATCAAAATTACCTGATATTGATACTCTTTCAATCTCAGTATTATTTTGACTTGTAAAATGAAAAACTTCACTAGGAAAAATTAATAACATTTTTTCTTTAGGTTTAATTATTTTTTCAATTATTCTACCATTCCAAAATAAAATAAATCTTAAACTACCTTGCCCTTCTATAAATTTAGGATAATAAACAAAAGAACACAAAGCGTCTGCATGGTTATGAAGACCTGTTTGTGCTTTGGGATCTC